CAAATATGGCTTTTTAATGAATTGTCATCTCTCATTAAGACATTTTACAATCATTATTTGTATCATAAATCTTTTCCGAAAAAGGCGCGATTTCATCCAACCGAGGTTCGCTTTACAAAAGTACTTACGAAATACAGCACTGAATATAATAATCAGTTATTTATACAGAATTTATGCATACAACTTTCAATGGACCAAAACGACCTTTTCACATTTTTTATGACATTAAAAAAACAATATAATGAAGAAGAAATTCCACGTATTTTAGAAATGTATGAAATCACAAAATTGGACGTAAATCGTATTTACAGGTATTTAGACAAATATATGGAAAAGATGGAACCAGAAAATGGAGATGATTGTGGTGGTGGCGGCGATTATGAAATTGACAACAATAATGATTAGGTATTATTAGTTTCATCAGTATATGCGTTTAAATAATACCGAAAACATATTATCAATATTTAGAACCAATAATATAAAACATAAATGGGTGCGGCAATATCGTTTGATTCAAAGTATCGTTTGATTTTAGATACAGAAGTAGAGTGTATTTCAGTAAATACACCTACGCCATCAAAAACAGTGTCATCTTCTAGCGCAACTGCATCAGGGTCTGGGCGTAAAAATAAAAAGAATGAACATGTTAGCGAAAGTGAGAGCGATAATAGTGATGATGACCATGGTAGTGAAAGCGGAAGCGAACATGAAAGTGGCAGCGATAGCGATAGTGACAATGACAACAAGACATATACTGTTAAAATTACACCAGAAATAACAAGCTATATTCGTAATTATCTTCGTAAAAATGAATTTTTGGATGAGTTCGATTTAATTACTGAAATCGACCTTGATAAATATGACCATGCTCCTAATTCAGCACTTGTGTTTAATTCTGACTCTATCGTATTTATGACAAACAATCAAACAATTGAAGCGGTTGGTGAGTGGGAATACCTTCCACCTGAGAATGAAGAAAAGCCGAAGTCAAAATCGAAATCAAAGAAAAAGAAACATCGTGGTCATAATGAGAGCGATAGTGAAGATGAATATGAAGCAACCGAAAGAAAACAGTCCAAGTATAAAACTAAAGATGACGATTTGCCTGTTAGTGAAATTGAAAATATTCTTGCAGTTAAATTTGAAGAATATAATAAGACCCGAGAATTCATTATTCATGAAACAAAGAATAGTTTTCTATGTTTAAAGATTACCTCTGTTGAAATCGTAAAGGCCTGAAATAGAGTACATTGTAATAATATCATTGTTTTTTTGATATTATTTGTTTTGTATTTGTCGTATTTGATTATTAATGTTGTATATTATACATAAATTGTATCATGTGGTTCAAGATTTTGAACATCATTTGAAATAGATGATGTATCCGATACAATAGCTGGCGCTGGTACTGGCGCTGGTACTGATAATGGAACATGACATGATGCTGTTAGAGAACCCGTTTGTTTTTGAATATTATGTTCTCTATTTGCAAGCTCTAACATAAGTTCTCTTACATCATTCTTTAATTGTACAATTTCTTTATCTTTATCAGCAACCTCTTTCTGTAATTGTTGTATAATTTGAACAACTTGTTGATTATTCAATGCAACCGGCTCTTTTCCAGGTTCTTGCAAAATAATATTACCTCCCGATGAAGCTGCCGTCTCTTCTGCCATTTTCGCACGTTCTTTCTCTAATTTCAATGTCTGTTCGATAACGTCCGGCTTCATTTCGGGTCGCCCTGGCTCATAAGTAGCCAGTAATCCTTCCAACTCACTCATGTAAAAACGACGAAGTGCGTTGTCTTTTATAAAATCCATGACCTTTTTGGGTGAGTCACGCACAACATCCGGATTTGCATTTATCAATAATTTACGCTTATCAAACGTATTATGTTCATGTGAAAATACCAGAATAACCTTCATCGGGTCCAATTGAACAAATGGTACCGTATAATCTTTCAAAAATGCGCGTTCTTCTGCCAGGCATGCATCATCATTGTACTTATGTTGTTTAATTAGCTTACGCTTAAATGCAAATGTTCCCGCAGTTGCATGGTTCGGTCCATATGGGCCAAAACGCTTCATCTGTTTGATGTGCTTGAAATATATGTAAATTTCGCTAGAACCGGCGCATAATGCTTCTGGATGGGACATCAACATTTCGACTGCATGCGACACACGCTTGGGTGGATAATAATCATCATCATCCATGTATACAAGTATTTCACCTCGCGACTTTTCATGCATTAGATTACGCTTCTTACCCAATGTCATTTTTGTGTCATACTTGAAATATTTAACACGTGGATGTGATGCGATGATATCTTCAATTGGGTCCGTACCGTCATCAATTACAATCCATTCCATTCGGTCTTGAGGATATTCTTGTTCATTAAAACAAGTAATGAGCGCATTTATAAAGGGTCGACGATTAAACGTTGGCGTACATACACTTACAAATGGATATTTTTTAAAATACTCTGGAGACGATTTTTCAACCAATGGCTGTGTCGATGATGATTGGATTGCTGTCTTCGATTTACCCATTTTATTCGTATGTAACGACGTTACTGTTATCGTATAACTGCAATATATAGCTTTTATACGATATTATTTATGTCCTTTCTATCCAATTACTACTACATATTTTTGATGCTATTAAAAAATTCCATTATCCCTTGCCAGTAATGTGTAAGATACAAAATCAGCAACATTAATATTACAATCGCCGCAACGTTAATATCAAGGTACTCGAATGCATAATACATGAGTGTCAAATTAAAAAAGAAAAAGATAATCGGAACATAACGAGAATATAACTCCCGATATTGGTCCCAGTGAAGAAGAGGGTAAATGAAGAATGTTCCGATAAACTGAATAAGTTGTACAAAATATGATATTGCCGGAATTACGCCTAGTCCCAATCCGGTAAATAATGACCACAATGACCCTCCTATAAATTCCTTACGATTATCTGTTTGGTTTAAAATCATACCGATTACAGTAGTAAAAAATGGTCCGCCCATCAAGATAAACCCGAGGAACAATAAAAATACAAATGGCATAAGAATAATAATCAATGGAGAGATTACATCATATAATTCAACTGGGATTGCATATGAAATTCGTGTTATCTGTTCAAATACATAGAGCATCATTGCACGGTCTGATGAAAATGAAAATATGAAAGAATTATTAATCCATTGCTTAAATCTGGCTTTAATAAAATCCCAATTCAATAGATTTACCTTAGTCACGCCTTCATCTACACTATCTTTCACCATATCTACATCTTCTTTGGTAAGGCAAAACCATTTGAATACGTATGTATCAAGAAGAATTGCAGCTTTTAGGTATACCTTTTTAACTCCTTGGATTTTAGGGTCGTCCGCAATTCCACCGAATTTATCATCACAGTCCGTTGCATTACACGATGTATATTCATTCGTATAACAGTATGGCCATTCATGACGGTTAGTTGGAAATAATTTACTTAAATTAAGATTATTATTTCGGATACTTTCTGGTGTAGAAAAAAAGAGTATATTGACACAAATTACTGAAATAATGATGGTTTCGATAAAAAGAGCCAATACACTCAATCCGAACTCTTTAAGAGCTTCAATATCAAAGATTGATTTTGGTTTCGTCTTTTCTTTCTTAACCTTTTCTTCTTCTTTAGTATATTCACTTTTTTCATCGCCTCCAAATAATCCTCCTACATTGCTAAACGTCCCTTCTTCTTGGTCGTCGCCTTGTTCGTCTTCAGCGTCGACATCTTCATTAATTTCATCTTCATCATCCGTCATTTCAAGTTATATATATGAGAGAAGATTATCGTTCTCACAAATATTTCGAAATGCATTCCTACGTGTCTCGATTATCTGGCATACATTAAACCACAATTTCCTGATACAAATGTGAGCACATTATACCTCTCCTCCAGGATATGTAAATCATAATTATAAAGATAAATATTGACGTTAGGTTTATTCATTCCAATAATCTCTCGTGTGTTCGGATTGCAAATCACTTTTACCTCCGCTGTATTGTCCAATGGCGGGTATATCGTGGTGAGTTCTAGTTCAATCTGATTAAATTTACTCATGTTAATAGCGCCACTTGGTTGTAAATCAAATGGGTCGGAGTTCAAACAAAAATTGTAACAGTAAATTCCTGGTTTTGCACTTCCGCGCGTCCGCGTATATTTTTCTATATAGTTATAAACGCCAGCATCCAGTAAATTCTCTCGGTACTTCCCATTCAAAGAAATCCCTAACATCTGCAATATGTCGCGTTCATTCTCGGATTGGAAGTCACCAGTACCGTGAGACGTTTATCTTTCGGATTGATACCTGGTCCAATACCATTTTTTGGACCATTTTTATCGAAGAAGTAACGGTCGAATGGAAATGGCGGGTTTGGATTTGGATTTGGAGTTGGAACAGGTATATCTGATACTGGTCGAACATCTTCACTAAACAAAAAAGGTCGCCAATCATCGTCAATTGGAGCTGGAATAATATCATACGGTAAATAATTGTATGGCCAGTTCGTATAATTGCTCCATTCATTTCGTAGATTAACATCACTCCTGCGGAAAAACATCGTCCAGGAGGCAACCATTCCCATTGAATTTTCTATTTTTATCTTTTTATTGCCAGTTACATCGTTGAAGACCCAATCATAATATGATTTAATCAAATATTTTTGTTGATTTGCAG